TCACGGTGAACACCAAGGCGACGGATGCCGCGGGAATCGCCAAAGATATCGCTCCGGCCGTGAAGAAATATTCCTTCGCTGCACAAGCAAATTCAGGACTTAGCTAATGACAATCGGAATTCCGCCGCTGCTCGGGAAGGTCTCCAGAGTCACGAATACTATTGCGCTGTTGGTGGCCGATGCGCAAATAGTTCTGAATATGTTCGCCGGTCCGAAGTGGGGCATATTTAATGCAGATGGGACTATTGCCATCAAGCCCGACTCCATAATTAGCTTGGACGCAAAGCGCGAGTGGTCAGTGTCAAATGCCCCTCAGGAGCAAGGTGCATTTCAGTCTTACAACAAGGTGATGTTCCCGCTCGAAACCAATATCCGGATGACCAAGGGTGGAACTGATAAGCAGCGTTATCAGTTCCTGATTACGCTATCCACGCTGGCGAAGTCACTCAAAACTTTCAATATAGGGATGCCCGAGGGCCATATTATTGCGAACGTGACGATCATCCGCTTCGATTTTCGGCGCACATCAACCAATGGCGTCGGGCTGCTGACGGTGGATGTAGCGCTTCAGGAAATCCGTGTCGCACCGAATCCATCCTTCACCAATACGGCAGCACCTAGCGGGGCTGACCCCGTACAGGGCGGGGCGGTGCAACCGCAGAAGCCAACCACGGCACAGTCTGCGGCTGCATCAGCATCGACATAGCACTACTTGAGAGGCTGGTATTGCGGCGCAGGGTTGATGCATGCATCAGCCATGGACTGGTATAGGTCACTCGAACTTGCGCCAGCAAACCGGTCATCGAAATAAACGGCGTTGGTTACTTTCTTGATGTAGGCGCCATCGAGTACAAAGGGGTTGGGATGGTTATGCTCAACGAACTTCATGAACTCCTGCGGTGAAAGTCGGGAGTCGCGGTACTGCGCCGCCATGCTGAATAGCCACGCCTTCTGCCCACATTCGCGCATCTTGTCCCCGCTTATGCCCTGCGCATGCGCGGCCAACGGAAGCAGAAGCAGAATTGAAACGAGTTTTCTCAGCATAGGTTTTCCTTTATTTTGTGGTTTTTCAGTCAAATATTAGCACGACACATCTCTTGTCTAACCAGGTCTCGTAAGAATGCAAATTATCCCAATATCCGACACCTACTCGCAGACGATTTCAGTCGCCCTAGCGGGGCAGAACTGCAATATCGATCTATACCAGAATTCGACGGGATTCTATTGCGACCTGTACGTCAATGGTTCGCTGCTGATTGGCGGCGTGATTTGCCAGAACCTGAATAGGATCGTGCGTAGCCTCTATCTCGGCTTCACGGGAGATTTGATGTTTCAGGATGTTCAGGGAAGCCTTGACCCGTCCAGTCCTGGGCTCGGGACGCGCTATCTGTTCTGCTATTTAGAGACCACTGATCTTAATGGGGTGGGCTGATGAGCTTCGTTCAGCGTGCTATTACTCTTACCTTTAGGCTAGGCAGGGACACGAGTGGAGTTCAATATAACTTCGTCGAAGGAAACTATGACCAAGTGGTGGTATCCGGCCTGCGCATCCAGGCCACCATTGCGAATGCTGGCACCCCTTCGATGGGTGAGGCCTCGGTGATTGTGCATGGACTAACGCCATCGCTGATGAACCAGCTATCGACCGTGAGTCGCCTCAACAACGGGCAAGTGACGACCCGCTTTTACCAGATAATCATCGAGGCAGGCGATGCTGTCGCTGGTATGACCGCAATCTTTCAGGGGCAAGTTTTGCTAGCGGCGGTGGACATGAATAGCGCACCTGACTCGACCCTGCATATAGCGGCTCATAGCGGCCTACTCGAAGCGGTCAAGCCGACGGCAGCGCTGAGCTTTCCTGGTGTAGCTGACGTGGCAACGATCATGCGAAACCTCGCCACGCAAAATGGATATGCGTTCGAGAATAACGGCATCACGGCGAAGCTCTCGACACCATACTTCCATGGTTCACCTAAACAGCAAATGGAGGATTGCGCCACCGCAGCAAACATCAACTGGACGCTTGACAACAACATCCTAGCGATCTGGCCGAAGGGCGGAAGTCGTGACGGTTTGATCCCGCTCGTATCGCCTGGTACGGGCATGATCGGCTACCCATCGAATGCCGGTTCAGGTGGCATCATCGCAGTTAAGACACTATTCAATCCACAATTGAGGATCGGCGGGAGTTGCAAAGTGCAAAGCAGCTTACCCTTCGCCAATGGCACGTTCATTATGTTTGGCATTGCGCATGATCTCGAAAGCGAGACGCCAAACGGTCAGTGGGAAACGTCATTTTCGGGATCGCCATTCAATGCTTAGCAATAACGGTTATAACGGACAGCAGACCCCGACATCGGCCGACTCAGATTTCAACGCTCAGTCGTTCATAGTCTGGTCGATCCTAGCCCGCGTCCGGACCATGCAGATGGTCAAGGTGATGGGCGTTACCAATGCCGGCGGCATCTCTCCTGTCGGTTTTGTCGACCTGCTGCTGCTAGTCAATCAGGTGGACGGTGTCGGTAATGCTGTGCCGCACGGGACGATTTATCACTGCCCATACTTCCGGCTTCAGGGTGGCGCAAACGCGATCATTATTGATCCACAGGTAGGCGACATCGGCTGGGCTGGATTCGCTGACCGGGATATCTCAAGTGTGATAGCCAACAAGGGGCAAGCGAACCCCGGCAGCCGGCGTATGTTCAATATGGCGGATGCGGTTTATTTCGGCGGAATGCTCAACGGCGTGCCGACGCAGTACATCGCATTTTCATCGAGTGGTATCGCAATGGTCTCGCCGACAAAGATCACGCTTCAAGCGCCGCTGATCGAGGCAGATGCTTCAACATCATTTACCGTGAATTCGCCGCAATCGAATTTCAGTGGAGCCGTAATTATTCAAGGATTGTTATCTTGGCTGAGTGGTATGACCGGAAGCGGTGGAGGCGCAGCATCGGCCGTTATCACTGGTGTTGTGCAATTTATCGGCTCTGTATTTGCCAACGGCAAGCGGGTTGATGATACGCATACGCATGGCGGCGTCCAGAGCGGTACAAGCAATACGAATTCCGTCAACTAACTGCATTATTTTTAGGATTGCATGGATACCCTTTACCTCGACCCGGCTAGTTGGGATTTAGCGTTGGATGCATCAGGCAATATCGCGATGGCGTCAGAGCCGTATTCACTGGCGCAAGATGCTGCGAGTGCAATCCGGACATTTCTTGGTGAGGTGTATTACGACACTACGCAGGGAGTGCCATATTGGACTGAATTACTGGGTCAGTTGCCGCCTCTCTCATTGTTGAAATCGAATCTGGTTGCAGCAGCAATGACCGTTCCCGGCGTAGTCAGTGCGCAAGTTTTTATCTCCGGCGTCACTAACCGTGCTGTATCAGGGCAAGTGCAGGTCACTGACACGAATGGGACTGTTTCCGTAGCGAGCTTTTAGCGCCATATCACTCAAATATAACCGCCTTCTGGCGGTTTTTTTACGCCCAAACAATGACGACAAACGTACCCGCTCCGGTTTTTGGCGCGACAGGATTTATTGCGCCTGCTGAATCGGCGATCTTGGCCGGCGTGCAGGCTGATCAGCAGGCGGCGCTCGGCAGCAATCTAAATCCCGCACTGACCGCGCCGCAGGGCCAATTGGCGTCGTCACAAACGGCGATCATCGGCGACAAGAACGATCAATTTCTGGCGCTTGCTAATGGCATCGATCCGGCGTACGCGGCCGGGCGCATGCAGGACGCGATCGGGCGTATCTATTTCATCGAGCGCGATCCCGCCCTGCCAACTGTTTTGCAGATACCTTGCAATGGCCTGGCCGGCGTTGTCATACCCGCCAATAGTGCGTTGATTCAGGATTCCGCAGGCAATGTGTATAGCTGTACGGCCACCGTCACAATTCCTGTCGGCGGCTCGATTACAGCCTCATTCGCCTGCACGACGACCGGCCCTATCGCGGTCCCTGCGTCCAATGGCGTATCAATCTACCAAGCTATTCCCGGATGGGATTCAGTCACATGCGCCTCGGGCGTAGTCGGCCAGAACGTCGAGACGCGCTCGGAATTCGAATATCGCCGCTCGCAATCGGTCGCGCTGAATGGGCAAGGCTCACTGCCATCCGTGTTGGGTGCGGTGTTCGACGTATCGGGCGTGCTAGATGCCTACGCAACTGAAAATCCGCTATCCGTCCAAAGCGGGGCTGTTTTCACGGGCTCTATATCTGGCACGACGCTAACCGTTACTGCGGTGGCGTCAGGAACGCTGGCAGCCGGCCAGACCGTGGTCGGAGCTGGGGTCGCTCAAAGCACTCTGATTACCGCGCTCGGCACCGGGACAGGTGGCGCCGGGACGTATGTTGTTGGCGTGAGCCAGTCCGTCGCATCCGAGTCGCTGACAGCAGCGGTAGGCGGCATACTGCTTGCTCCAAATTCGCTATATGTCGGCGTCTCCGGCGGCCAGGCACAAGCCATCGGTCAAGCAATCTGGACGAAGAAATCACCAGGGTGCAATTACAACGGCAATACCTCGGTGACGGTGCAAGACCCAGGTCCGGCCATCCAGCCATACAGCCCGCCGCTGCCGCAATACAACGTCACATATCAGACGCTGAGCAACACGACAGTACTGTTTACCATTGCCATGCAGAGCAACCCCGGCGTACCGTCGAATGCCATCGCCCTGGTGCAGGCCGCCGTGTTGCAGTCATTCACAGGGGCCGATGGCGGGTCGCGCGCACGAGTTGGGGCGTGGCTGTTCGCATCGAGGTTCTACGCCAACATCGCTGCACTGGGGTCGTGGGTATCGATTTATTCGATCCAGATCGGCGTAGGCGCTGCGAACGCGAATGCGATCCTCATGAATATTAATCAAGAGCCCGTGTGCGCGGCCAGTAATATCACTGTGACGTTCTCTTGATATGCAGAACTATCTGGATACAGTACTTTCGCAGTATGCCAACAGTCCTGCGCTGATGTCACTCATCAGCAGCTTCAATTCGGCTGTCGATCCTTCGGCAAACATCGATGCGTTTTACGACAACGTTTGGAACATTCAGACCGCAAAAGGCTACGGGTTGCAGGTATGGGGTCGCATTGTTGGTGTTTCAAATGTGCTTGAGATTTCAGGCGGCGCACCCTTCTTCGGTTTCGAAGAGGCAGGTATCGTCTCTGCTGCTCCGTTCGGTCAGGGTGCGTTCTATTCAGGGCCGCTGGCGACGCAAAATTACACGCTATCTGATGACGCCTTCCGTGCGCTGATCCTCATTAAGGCACTGGCGAACATCTCGCAGAGCAATATCCAGACGTACAACACGATCCTGACGCAGTTGTTCCTTGGTAGGGGGAATGCCTACGTCATGGACAACGGCAACATGCAGATGACGTTGGTCTGTACGTTCCCGTTGCAGTCATTCGAGATTGCGATTCTCAAGCAATCAGGGGCCTTTGCGCCGCCGACCGGCGTGCTTATGAACATCATGATTGTGCCGATTCCAGTCTTTGGTTTTGCCGAGGCAGGCCCAGGCGTATCTGGATTTAACCAGGGGACGTTCTTCGCCGGCTTTTCCTGACCCGCAGTCAATCTATCCCGCATTCAAACGCGGCCCTCTCACTGAGTCGGGCCGCTTTCTTTTTTGGAGCACCAAACGATGCAAGCTAGTCAAATACCGAGCTTCTTTACCCTCCCGTTCGCGGCGAATGCCGGCGTCGGCTATATCAGGGCGATCCCGCAAAGCTCGCAGATTGGCATAACCCCCGGCGCTGCGTCGCTGAGTGACGGCTTTCCTCCCGTCACGTTCATGGCTACTAATGCCGGCGGTACACCGCCCTGGGGCGCTGACACGAATGGGATCCTGAACCAGATCACCGCCGGACTTCAGTGGGAGCAAGTCGGCGGGCAGCCCGTGTACGGCGCGACCTTCGCAAATGCTATCGGCGGATATCCGAATGGCGCCGTGCTGCAGAGCGCAGACGGTACGGGTTTTTGGCGGTCGACTGCCGACAACAATAACACGGATCCAGATGCCGGGCCAGCGTCATTCACTGGCTCAATTTCCGGGACTACGCTGACCGTTACTGCCATCACATCCGGCACGGTGCAAGTCGGGCAAGTGCTGTCCGGAACCGGCGTTACCGCTGGCACACAGATTCTTTCGCTCGGCACCGGTACCGGCGGCACTGGTACGTACATGGTAAGCGTCTCAGAAACCGTCTCCAGCACTTCGATCACGGCTACGGGCGGCGCGAACTGGCTCCCCGGCGTCTTCTACGGCTCGACATCCGTTGCGCTGACAAACGCCAATGTAACGCTGACCGCTGCACAGTCCTCGAAGCCGATAATTTTCTTCACTGGAGCGCTCACCGGTAACGTCCAGATCACGTTCCCGAACACCAGCCAGAAATGGTACGTGGTCAATCAGACCGTGCCGGGCTCATACGCATTGTCAGTTCTCGAAAGCGGAGGTACACCAGTCGCGATCGTACCAGGCGCTGTTAAGTTGCGTGGCGATGGTGCGAACGTCAACATCGACCCGCAGCAAGTCGGCCCCGGATCAGCCAGTCAGCACGCCGCGCAACTCGGACAAATCCAGACAGCAATCCAGGAGAATCTGTACTCTGCCGCACAAGGAGCGGGCACGCCAGACGCCATTACCGCCAGCTTCTTGCCAGCGATCACGTCCACGACGCTGGCCGCTGGCGTTGTCGAGCTGACCGTTCGCGCCACGGCAGCCAACCTGACGACCGCACCAACATTTACGCCCAACGCCGGGGCTGTGCCCGCGCAGACAATCGTCAAGGGAAACGGTCTGGCACTGGTGCCGGGAGACATTGCCGGTGCTGGGCATTGGATTACGCTGCAACAGGACGCGACACTGAGCAAGTGGGTACTGCTCAATCCAGCGACCGGTGTGGCCTTTTCGGCTCCAGCGGGTACGATCATCGAATCTGCTACTCCAGCAACTCCAAATGGCTTCCTTGCTTGTCCGATTGCTCAGACCAATCTTCCTCGCTCAACCTATGTGAATTTGTTCAACGCGCTGACAATCCAAACGACGGCGACGTGGAGCAATGGAGCGTCATCCATCTTGGTGGCAAATGCTGCGCTGATGGCATTAGGTTATCCAATGAGCGGGACAGGTATTGCAACAGGAACGACCATCAGCTCGATTTCAGGAACGACTGTCGGGCTATCCCTGCCAACGACAGCGGCCGGGACTGGCGCGGCAATTGTGGTGGCACCGTGGGGCGTTGGCGATGGCGTTACGACGTTTGGCATGCCCTGGTATCCGCCCGATTACGTATCGTCGATGGCAAGCGGCAATCTTGGCACGCAAACGCTCGGTGTAATGCCTTCTCACTCACATGTGGTGCCATTTGGTAGTGGCGGCAATTCCTACGGATCATCGGGACAATCAAGCCCGCTCATAGGGTACACCGCAAACACCACGTCAACAGGTGCTGGATCAGCCAACTTGGCGGCAGGCGTCCGCATGAACAGATTCGTTAAGTATTAAGGAGACAGAATTGAACACGCAAATTTTTTATTTATTCGACGCGGTTACCGGTGAATTCAAAGGTCCTTGCGAGGTTGAGGAATCACCGCTTGACCCTGGAGTCTTTAATAACCCCACCTATTCGACGCAAATAGCACCGCCAGCAGTGGCTGTAAATGAGATTGCCGTCTATGCATCTGGGACATGGAGCGCGCAGCTAGATTATCGAGGTCAGACTATTTACAACCAGAGTACCGGCGCCAGCGAAGAAGTGGTGGCAATCGGAGTGATTCCTGTGGGCTACGCGTTGACCGCACCGCCGCCTACACTCGCCCAGGCCCAGGCATCTCAACTTGCGATCATTGTCGATGCCTTTGCGACTGCGAGCGTCGTAAATGTGACTGACAGCAATGGTGTGATCTGGTCGGGAGGCATGTCTAGCGCAGTGAGTATTTATGGTGCAGTACAGTTGTCGTCTGCTGGCGGCGCCGCGTCGGTAACGTTGTTTGATACCAGTAACTTACCGCATACATTAACGACTACACAGGGGACGGCCGTTGCTGCCGCTATCGGTTCTGCATATCAGACGGTGTTTGCTAAGTACCAAGGCTACAAAGTGGCCATCGCAGCCGCTAAAACTGTCGCTGCAGTACAGGAAATCGTCTGGGAATAGCGCAAGGCGTGCATCACGCACTGACATGAATCCGGCCAAGAGCCGTTTTTACGCCCGCTGTATGCGGGATTTTTTACGCCCGGAGAAAAGCATGACCCCCACACAATTGGCGGCACTCAAAACCGAAATACAGACCGATCCGCAGGGCCTGGGCTATGCCGCTTGCTTCCCCGCGCAACCCGGTCACGCAGCGGACCTGATCAACGCGCCGACGCAAACCATGGTCCGGCCGATCTCCAGCGCCATTGCAATGACCTGGGCCGCTGCCGGGCCTTATGCCGCGATTGTCGATGCGTCGAACAATGCAGCAAGTCCTTGCCGGGCATCGTGCCTGGCCATTCTGGCCGCGTTTAATTCGGGGCAGGGCATCGATCTTGCCGTGCCGGCGCTGGCCAGCATTATCGCCAGCTGGGTGAGCGCCGGGATTATCACGCAAGCGCAAAGCAATGCGCTCACAGCTATCGCCACGCAATCGGCGAGTCGCGCACAAGTACTGGGCTTCAATCCTGTGCTTGAGTCCGATATTGATGCCGCGCTGGAGACATAATGGCCACAGTAAAACAACTCGTCGGCGCGCGAAACTCGCTGCCATTCACTGGCACCGGATTATCTACGTTGGCAAGCGCCACCTACGTCGAGAATACGACTGCCTACAACTGCGTGACGAATCAGCCGCTGGACGTCATTGTCGAAGTCGATGTCGGTACGACGAACACGCCAACGGGCAACAAGCAGGTCGTGGTCTTTATTGCCGAGTCGCTCGACGGCACTAATTTCCGTTCGGGGCCAACATCTGGCACCACGACCTCGAACGAGCCGAATTTGAAGTTTCTCGGCACCGTGCCAATGAACATCGCCGGGTCCCAGATCGGGCAATTCAGTATTGCCGCCGCCCTGGGCTATGTGCCCGCCGCCTTTTTCATCATCATCAAAAATGATCTGGGTGTGGCGCTGACATCAGGCACGGTATTCACCGCTGAAATTTCCTCGACGGTGATTTAAATGTCTCGGCTGATATTGCCGGGCAGGGCGACCCAGGGGCCGCAACAGGGCATGCTGATTGATCGGTCCAATCCGATCACGCAGGGGCTGGTTTCGGCAGTATTTCCGACGGCCGAGCCGACGCTGCGCGACTTTGTCAGCGGTCTTTCCACCGCCGATCCTTACGCGCCCAGCGATCCCTCGTTCAAATATACCGGCATCAAGCAACAAGGACGGTGGCGCAATACCGGCAGCGGTAGCTACAAAAATACGACAGCCGTCATTGGCCCACTCAGCAATCAATATACGACGATTGTTTTTGTCAGGCCGCTTGCGGTTAATACCGGCACGGCGGCACTCATCGGGAGTTACCAGGCGGCGTCGAGCTGGACACTGGGCGAAATCGATATCGGCAGCGGTACGGCCGGCGTCTTCATGGGGCAGTCTGTCAGCGGCGTGGCGGCGGGGCAGGTGGTCTCTGATGCGGCATACACGGTCGGCAATTTTTACTGTGTGGCCTATACGGCTGATTATGCCAATGGCATACAGCACCTGTTCGTCAATGGCGCGCAGCAATCCGGGGTCGGCACCTATACCTCGCCGGCGGGCCATCAGATATCAACGGGGGTGTTGCAAGCAGCAAGTGCCTATGCCGAGTTTTACGGGGCAATGTTTTTCACGCGGATACTGTCGCCGTCTGAAATCAATGCCATCACTGCCAACCCGTGGCAGATAGTTAAGGGGTCGTCTCGCAGGCTCTGGGTCGCTGCGGCAGCTTCGAGCGGCGCTGTTGTGGCATCTGGCTTTGATGCTACGGCTGGGGCCATGCTGCTCGGTGGTGCTGGCGCGCTAAGTTCATTGGCTGGACTTGATGCTGCCTCTGGTGGCGTATCCATTGCCGGCAGCGCCATACTTTCTGCGGCTAGCCTTGATGCCGCGTCGAGCGGGGCGCTCTTTTCCGGTAGCGCTCTTTTATCGGCGTCCGGATTGGATGCGGTAGTGGGTGCCATGAACATCGGCGGCGGCGGACAGGTGGCAGCAGTCGGGCTTGATGCCACGGCAGCATTGGTATCCATCAGTGCCAGCGCTGCGGTTGCGGTGGCGGCGTGGGAGGCATCGGCAGGATCGGTGCATCTTGCCGGTGCCGGATCGCTGGCGGTGCTTGCGCTTGATGCCGAGGTGGGCGCGTCGGCAGTGACGGGGCGGGCGTCCTTGCAGGCGTCCGGCTTTGATGTTTCCACTGGGAATATCGGCCAGTCTAGCGCAGCGCAAATAGCGGCAACGGCTGCTACCGTGACGACGGCATCACTGTCGTTGCAGGCAAGTGGATTGATCGCGGTGGCTGCGTGCAATGCGTCATTTGGTGCGGCGCATGTGGTTGGGGCCGGGTCCGCCTCTGCGTCAGGACTGGATGCTCCTGCCAGTGCGGTGCATACAGCCGGCGTGGCCCAGCTTGCTACCAGTGGCGCGGCGGTACCGGCATCAAGCACCGTCGTCGTCGGCATTGCCAATATGGCGATCGCTGCCAACGATGCGTTGTATGCCGCCGCGTCTACCAGCTCCAGGGTCGTGCTGTCCATCGTGGCGCTGAACGCGGCCGCCGCAGCCGTTGCCGTTTCCGGAACCGCGCCATTCACGGCGGTCGGGGATGAGGTGGCGCTCGGCACTGCTTTCATCGCTGGTGTATCGCCGACCGACCCGCGTCGGATCTACCGTATTCCGGCCGAGGTGCGCGTCGCAGCAATCAGTGCGGACCTCAGAACCATGGCAATCCTTGCCTAAACTTATTTTTAACGTCAGATAGGAATCACCATGCTTGACACCAAATACAAACAAAATCAGAAGATTGATGCTGAGTACCGTGCCCAGACCGTAACTTACCCTGCCACCCGTTACGCCGGTCTGATCATCGCCTCGGCCGGGCAGTCGCCGCGCAGCACGGCGGTGGCGCTAGGCGTCAATACGGTTCCCGCCACCTTGAACGGTCGACTGTACAAATGCACCACCGCCGGCACCACCGGAGCGAGCGAGCCGACCTGGCCAACCACCAACGGCGGCACCGTCACCGATGGCACGGCAGTATGGACGGAACAGACCGGGGCGATTTATGGCGGCACCATCCCCGAAGGCGCGGCCACCGGCTATGCACGTATCGCCATTGCTTCCACGCTGGCAGCATGGTCGGGTACCCAGTCGGCAGGATCGACTGTCGCATCCAGTGGTACCGGTGGCCAGATCAGCAACAACGCGGCGATTTCCTTTGCGGCGGTCACGACGGCGCTCGGCCTGGTGGTTGGCGTCGGACTATGGGATGCGCTGACCGGCGGCAATTGTTGGGAAGTGGCATTGCAGTCGAGCGGCACCCCGACCAATATCGGTGCCAACATTGCGGCCAATATTGTCGCCGGGGCGCTGGTGATCGGCTACGACACCAACGCCAATTAATCATGGCAGTGCGGCCGATTTTTATCAAAGATCCGAGCGCGGTGCTGGATTACGCCGTGGATTGGTCTGCCTGGCTGGCGCCGGGGGAGGTGATCGTCGGCGTGCCAGTGGTCAGCGTGCCGATCGATCTGACACTGTGCGGCACGCCTGTCGTCAACGGTGGCCAGGTCGTTTTCTGGTTATCGGGCGGCGTGGTCGATCAGTATTACTGCATTGAATGCCTGATCACGACGTCCAATAATCCGGCGCGCATCGATAGACGGGTGGTGCAGATCCGCTGTCAGATCAGATAGTCGCCCAGCAGTCGCCTCGAGCGGCTTTTTTTACGCCCGCCACTGTGCGGGTTTTTTTACGCCTGGAGCAAACATGGCAGTGACAGAAACACACGAAGAAAAAAACACCTTCACCGTCGATGTGAATTTGCCGGGGCACGCGCCGCGCGGATCCGCGACGCCATTGTTCGAGCGATCGCGTAAGCACTTGATCGAGCGGGAAGGCGGCCGCTGCTGGGTGTGCGGCTGCACTGCGGAAGAAACCGGCTACCCGCTGGAGGCGCACCACTACCCGATCGAGCGTTCGTTTGCCGAGATGATCGACTGGGCGCCAGGCTCGCAGATTCGCAAGGACTTCCCGGCCTTTGGCTGGGGCAGCTTTGACGAATCGAATCCTTACAGCTTCGTGGATGACATGAACGTGAACGGCAAACTGCTCTGCAAGGCGCATCACATCGGCAAGGATGAGGGCGTACATGCGCTTCCCGAGCCGGTTTGGCTGGCGCAGCGGTATGGTAAGGAGGGGTACAAATTTAGCGATGTTGAGGTGATCCACCATGAACAGGGGAAATAATGGATCGCCGGAAAACGACCGTCTACGTCATGACCGATCAACAGTTCCGCGAATTCATGATCGACCAGCTCCGAGCTGGGGAGGAACAGTTCAAGCAGCTTCACGAAGCGCTTGCCGCCAACACCGAGATGACTCAAGCCGTGGCGAAGTCCACCGCTGAAATCGTAGACGCGTTCGCGGTCACAAAGAAAGGGGTTCGTTTTTTCTCGGCTGTCGGCCGTGGCCTGAACAAGGCGGCTCGTTGGGCGACGCCAATTATCACCATTGCTGCAGTGATATGGGCAATCGCACATGGCCAGTGGCCGAAGATTGGGGGCGAATGATGACCCCGCAAGAATTTATCGCTGCCATCGCGCCAGCCGCACGCGCGTCCATGGTGAAGACAAAGATCCCTGTCAGCTTCGTGATTGCCGAAGGGGCTGACGAATCAGGGTGGGGCGGCTCAGCGCTCGCAGTCCAGGCGCGAAATTTGTTCGGCGTCAAGGCTGATGCGACGTGGCATGGCGACGTGCTGACCATGAACACCCGCGAGTTCCTGAATAAGCAATGGGTCATGATGCCAGCCAAGTGGCGCAAGTACCCTGATTGGCAGGGCTGCATGGATGACCACGCAGCATTCTTGCTGAAAAATCCACGCTACAAGCCCGCATTTGCTCATGCTGACGGCGAAGGATTTACCCTGGCCATTCAGGCCGCCGGCTATGCCACCGACCCGCAGTACGCAGCAAAGCTGATCGCGTTGATCCATCAGCATGATCTAGCTCGGTTCGACAAAAACGCATAGCACCAACCGCACTATCAACCAAGCCGCCGCGCGCGGCTTTTTTTACGTCCATCGAAAGGACTGCAATGCATCTGAGCCTGAAATTGATTATTCAAATCGTGATTGGGGTGGCCGGCTATTCCGTCTGGGCCGTCATGGCCTACGCGGACCCGACTCTGCGCCCCGACTTCCTGAAATTTAACGTTGCGATGGCTGTTGGCACGATCGGCTTGGTCCTGCGCGATATGCAGGCACCACCGCCACCACCTCCCGCTGTCGTCACCCCATCCGCTCCACAACTCGCCACTCAATAAGGAATCATCATGAAAAAAGCTATTCTCGCAATCCTCGCCGGCTTCGCGCTGCTGCTCACCGGCTGCGCTTCGACCTCCACCGGTACCGCGCCCACGCCTGCGCAGATCATCGCCCAAGTAAATGCGCAAGTTTGCCCCGGCGTTACTGCTGCACTGACCGTGGCCCAAACGCTGCCCGAACTGAGTGCCGCAGATCAAGGCAAGCTGGCCGATGCCTCGAAAACCATTGGCGCAGTGTGTGCGGCTAATACCGGCCTTAATGCCGCCGACCTCCAAAGTTTGGCTGAGAGCGCATTGCCCGTCATTTTGGCCGCGATCAAGGTCGCGCCGGTATTCCCCGAGCAGGCCGCGATTGTCAATGGCATCGGTGCCGCGCAGATTCTACTACCCATCCTGATTGCCCAGGCGCAAGCTGCAACGCTCGCAAAATGATCGTCACGCCTCTGCTGCTGGCCCAGCTCAGCAACGCGATTTACGACTCGTTTGACGGATTCGATCAGCATTGGAGCATTGACGATGTTGTGATTGCACGCAAGCGGGTAGGCGACACCGATGTGCTGGTGCTGCGTGGGTCGTTGACTGCCGAGGACTGGTTGCGCGATGCAGAGGCGGTGCCGGTGCTGCATCCTCAACTCGGACTTGTTCATTCTGGTTTTTTAGCCGGGATGGATGAGGTCTTCGCGGCGGTGCGCGGCACCGGACGGAAGGTGGCGATCACTGGCCATAGTCTCGGCGGCGCACGAGCGCGGATATTGGCAGGGCTATTTACCTGCGCTGGGCTTCCGGTCGAAACGCTTTGCGTGTTCGGCTCGCCCAAGCCGGGATTTGCTCAGTTGGCCCGAATCATCCAGCAGAGCGGCATGGCGCACACGTCGTACCGCAACCGCGAGGATATCGTGCCGACGCTGCCGGGCGTTCTGGATTGGCAGCACACCGAGCCGTGGATTGCATTGGATGCGGCGCCAGCAGATGACTGCCTAGAGTCGCTGAGGGATCACTCTTGCGGGCTTTATGCCGAGGCGCTGGCTCATGTGGGCCGGGGTGCGGGTGTTCGGCGGCTCGCACTGGCTTCCGTAGATAATTCTGCGGGAAAATATGGCAATGGCAGAAAAATGCACACTGCCATTTTAATTTTTGGCTTTTTTATTTTGTAAAATCGGCCTGAAAGCCTTTGCTGGTGCCTGAGACCGGACTTGAACCGGTACGCCCCCTCTCGGGTAAGCGGCGGATTTTAAGTACTTTCCCACTGTGTTTACCAACAGGCTTTAGATCTCTCCATAACGGTAAATGGCGGGTTTCGGGCCTGTTTTTATACTGTGAATAAATACAGTGAATGGTGTTGAATGGCAGAAAAATGCACACCCCTATTTCTTCTGCTTTATACCGATCTTGCCGACTGCATCAGCCAGTCGCTCGGTAACCAAATGGCTGTACCGCTGGGTGGAAACAATGGACACATGTCCAAGAACGCCGCCGACCGTAAAGAGGTCAATACCGGCATTAATCATCTCCGACGCCGCACCATGACGCAAGTCATGGAAGTGCGTCATTGGGAATCCCGCAATCTTCCTTGCCATCTCCCACTCATTGGTAAAGGCATTGACGCCAATAGTGAATTTTATTTTCCGGGCGACCACAGCAATGCGTGGATGAATTGGAATGATACGAGGCCTCCCGTTCTTTGTGTCGTCGAGCACAAATCCCTTCCGCGTCACTCTTGCTCGCAATATTTCTGACTTTCGCATGCCGGAATAAAATGCGACCCGGATTCCTGCGCGTACTTGCCTATCTCGGCAAGCCCTGGCAATCAGAATCATTTCTTTACGCAACGGGTAATGATGGCGCTGATTCCGAACTGGCGGAATTGTCATGCGCGAAGTCTGATCGATGTCAATCATGCCAACTTTGCATGCGTATTTGATAGCTGCGCGAATGTAGGCAAGGATATTGCGGATTGATCCGTCAGTTAGTGGCTGTTTCTTGCGGCCAAGCCGGTCAAGCCCGGCGCGCATATAGCCAACGAACTTGATGGACCAGTCGTGCAGGTCTTCCGCATTTTGCTCCGCGTATTCCTCGCGCCATTTCTGCAAAATCAAAATGCGCTTCGTCCCATCCTTCCAGCTTCCTTTTTTGTCCGCCACATGTTTGTGGACGCAGTCGCCAATGGTGACGACTGCCTTTCTTTCTCCGCTTGTGATTGCATACAGTTCAGACTCCCACCGCCGCGCTAGGCCATCCGCTTCTGCGGCAGAAATTCCAACAGGGAGAAGCTTGGTTTGGCGGATACGCTGGCCCGAAATGATGCGATTGAACGTCCAGCGATATCTCTTTTTTCCGGCCTTTGTAATGGTTTCGATTGGCATGATTCTAGGTAAAGATAGAGTGATTCGATGTCATAGACATGTGTTTTTCGAGTTAGCTTGAAACGCTTTATCACCTCGCAATGTGGGTCCAGGCGGCTAATCAAATGCTCCGGAACGCCAAGTATTGCAGCAGCTTCCTTTGCCGGCACGCGCCGGCCTTCCTTCATTCCCATTATCGTCCTCCCGGCGTTCTCTTTTGTTCCCGCGCCTTGCGGCGCTCATTTCTGCGTGGTGGCTTGGCCATGTCTATCCCTTCACGCACAAAACCTGTTTCAGCGTGTGCACAACATCCACCAGGTCAGATTGCGCGGCCATTACGGCATCAATGTCTTTGTAGGCGGCCGGTGTCTCATCAATCACATCCTCGTCCTTGCGACACTCAACGCCGGCTGTAGCAGCAATGTGGTCATCGATGGTGAATCGCCGTTTTGCCTCTGCTCGGGACATTGATCGTCCGGCACCGTGGGAGCATGAGCAAAATGCCTCGCGCTCGCCCTTGCCGCGCACGATAAATGACTTGGCCCCCATGCTGCCGGGGATGATTCCGAGCTTTCCCTCGTGCGCGTCAACAGCACCCTTGCGGGTGACCATGACGTTATCGCCGAAATGTTTCTCCCAGGTCACGTAATTGTGGTGGCAGTTCACCGCCTCGCAGTCACATTGGAACTGCTTCGGCACGGCGGCATGAAGGGCGCGCAGGGCAGCTACCATCATCAGTTCCCGATTAGTCCGGGCGAACCCCTGCGCCCAGCCGACGGCCTCAAAATAGTCATCAAACATGTTCGATCCTTGTGGGAAATAGGCTAGATCCTTGTCCGGCAGGTTGATAAACCAGCGCTCCATATCCTTCTTGGCCGCTTCTATGAAGTAGCTTCCGATAGCGTTGCCCATGCCACGTGAGCCTGAGTGAAGCATGATCCAGACGCGCTGCTCTTCATCGAGGCAGATTTCAACGAAGTGATTACCAGTGCCCAAGGTGCCGGCATGGTGTTCTGCGCGGCGAGCGGCGCGTTCCAGTTTCGGGTGTTTGGTCGTAATGACCTTCAGCGCTTCAAGGTGGCTGCCGATGGCCGCGTAGTGCGATTCTGGTACATCACCCCATGCGCCTCGGTCGCCAGGCATACCATTGTTTGTTCGGCCATGCGGAATCGCTGCCTCGATAGCGCTACGCAATGGCCCTAGGTTGTCCGGCAGGTCTGACGCTACCAAAGTTGTGCGCTGCGCAGCCATGCCGCAGCCGATATCGACACCGACCGCAGCCGGGATGATTGCACCCTTGGTGGCGATCACACTGCCGACCGTCGCGCCCATGCCCCAATGAACGTCCGGCATGGCCGCAACGTGCTTGTGAATGAATGGTAGGGAGGCTAGATTGCGCAATTGCTGCTTTGCCGCTTCCTCTACCTGTACGCCGCGAGTCCAAGCTTTGATTGGCAGGCCGGTGCTGTCGAT